CGTCTCCGAGCTGGATAGTGTCGGGAAAGTTAAGCTGCGTCTGCTTGATAGCGTGCTTGTCTATCTCGCTGGCATAGTACCGCTCGATAGGCACGCCCAGCTCTCGCAGAGCTATCTGCCCGCAGCTCATTCCGTCAAATAGTGATAGTACTTTCATTCTTTCGCTTCTTCTCTCTTACTCATCACGGGCTTAGTGCGCAGTGGCCGTGGCACTCGCTCCAGCGTGGTAAGCTTTGCCGTGGGGGCTTGATACTCACCCTTTGTCAGCACCTTCTCTGCGAGCTTGAGGGTGAAGTCATTGACCTTGCCCAGCATCTCAAGGAGCTTGTGTTGCTGTTCGCTGACGAACGAGAAGTAGTGTTCTACCTCGCCCTGCATCTTGGAGTGGTCACGTGCGTCTCGCTTTCGGGTGGCATCCATACGCTCAAGAAGGCGCAGGCGTGAGTGTAGCGTCCATAGGAGGTAGCTCATCACGAGCAGGCCTGCGGAGAGTAAGAGTAGTAGTGTGATTGTCATTTGTCGAATAGTTTGGTAGGTGTTGCGAGGTGGTGGATAGCGAGGAGTAGTGCATCTCGCTCCTCTTGGTTGGTGCGGGTCTGCTTGCTCTTCGGCAGCGTCAGGTTGTGACGCCTGCATACTTCGAGTATTTCAGAGTGGGTGATCTTTCCATCTTGTCCTCTCCAGTGCTTGAGCAGGGGCTTTTGGCAGATGATAGGGAACTCTTTTGCCCGTATCGCATCTCGGAGAAGCTCGCCAACCATAGCGCACCGCCCAAGGTGGTAGCCTTTCTTGGCTACAACTCTGTGGTTATCTTTTGGTGATGCGTGCCAGTTGTGTGATGTCCCCCACACATTCTCGAGGACAAAGCGGTAGGAGTATTCCGTGTCGAGATACCTCTCGTCCTCTTCGCACCGCCATTCATTGAGCAGGTCAAGCACCCTCAGAAATGGTAGCGTCTCAAGGTGTACGGAGCGGTCGTTTAGATTGACGACCGCCCACCCAGAAGCCTCTGTATCTGGATCAATCCCGATGATAAGAGGCTTCTTCGTGGTAGTCGTAGCGCTCATTAGAACGGGAGTGCGTCAGATTGTACTGGGGCTTGTGGTGGCGTCTTCGCCTTTTCCGTGGCAGGGGCTTGTTCTGGCTGTGCCTGCTGTTCTGGTAGCCCAGCTCCGTTTTCAACCTTCCACGCTCTGACAGAGGTGTACCATCGCCCATTAAACTCCCTGCTCTCAATGTCGATGAAAGCAGTTACCTCCTGACCCACCTGCACGGGGTACTTGGCCACATTGTCGCCGAACACCTCAAAGCACACTTTCTTGGGGTACTCCCCCAGCGTCTCGAGGATGTACTCCTGCACCTGCCATTGGTTGCCAGCCTTGCTCGTCCCAGTGCGAAGAGGGAGGGCTTGTAAAATTCGTCCAGTAATTTTCGATTCGTTCATGTCTATGTGAATTAAATTGCGTCTATTCTGATGCCTTGATTAGCCCCCTGCGCTTCCACTCGTCAAGCGTCCAGAAGTTGGTAAAAGGGGTCTTGTCCCAGCCACCCTCATCGCCACTGCTCCTATTGTGAGTTGCGTTTTGTAAACTCACCAGCTTTATCTCGCTGTAGTTTGGGTGCCCTGTGAACCGAGAGTACACGATGGATGATGTCGCACCAATCTTTGATGCGTACTCCTCGCATGCCTTTGAGATTATCATCCCCTCCTCCATCACCATTCGCTCCAGTTCATCGAGGAGCTCTGGTGGCAGTTCTATCTTGTTGGGAGGTGTTATTGCCATGTGTCTTTCCGTTGCTTTCTGTGGTCAGGCACTCCGACAAGCTGTATCTCGATGCAGTCGCCACGAAGTCGGGAGACAGCTCTATCGCCGTAGCGTTGAAGTTCAGACCACGGGAGGTTTGTGGTGGCAACAATCGGCGCATCTCGGTAGCCAAAGTCGGAGCGCTGGTTGATGAGGTCTGCGAGGCTCGCTTTGTTCCCGTATCGCTGGAAGGTGGCTGGCTCACTGCCGAGGTCGCCGATGTGAAGCACTCGGTAGCTTAGCGCCGTATACCTGCCATCTTCGCTGTCGATATAGTCCGACATGTGCCATAGGGCGTGCGTATCGCCATTCCAGAGGAAGGGCTTCATCACCCTGCGACTACTACCGCCATCGTAGAATGGGCGGTGCAAGCCAAGCATATCGCTAAGCTCTCGGAGTAGAGATACCAGCATCGTTTTACCCGTGCCAGTCTCGCCCATCACCAGTAAACCCTTCATCGGGTCGTCTATCTCTGGGTGAGGTAGAGCCAGTAGCCACGAAACGGCTTTGATGTAAGCTGCGGTGCTAACCTCGTCTAGTTCGAAGTTGGGCGTAGCCCGCTGACCGAGTGCCACGATGTAGCTAAAGGCGGTGCTTATGTCAATCTCTTTGTACACGTCGTACACTTGCCTTGTAGGTAGCCCCTCGATGCGCTCCGCTTGTATCTTCTTCACGAAGTCTGAGGCGAGTGGGAGTGCACTTGTCTTTTGTGGTGGTTGCTCTGCGTTGTTCATTGTCTAACTTTTATTTCGCTCATTACACGCCTTGCCATCTCGGCTGTCTTAGCCTTGTACGCCTTGACCTCCTCGCTATCCTCTCGGCTAGCCTGCTCCGCCTTCTCCTTCGCCCACATGTCGTTGGAGTAGCCGTGCGAAGCTGGAGGCGGTGAGGAGGGCTTAGAGGCGTGGTTGTCTCGATAGCACCCCTCTACGACCTTAGCAAAGTTGTCAGCTTTGACCAACCACGATAGGTTCGCCATAGCCTTGTTGCCTCGGAGGAAGGTGGACGCCTTAGCCTCCTCCAGCATCTTCTTGAAGAGTGCTATTGCATTTAGCGTGGTGGCTATCGTGGGGCGCTCCTTTGCATTGCCATCTGGGCGGTCGGGCATCAGCGCAAAGAAGAGCTCCTGCCCATCTCTGCATATCGCACGACTTAGCACCATAGGCTTAGCGAAGTCCTCCTCGCCTGCAGTCGCCTCCTCATAGAGCGCCTTCCACACCTTGCCGTAATCTCGCATATCGGAGCTAGGGCACACTAGCGAGCTAACCATAGAGCGAAGCGAAGTATCCTCTATCGCCTCTAACTCGATGCGCTCGCTATCAATCCCCCCCTCGGGGGTTAGGGGGCTACTTTCTATTTCTACTTTCTCTTTTTCTTTTAGGGGGGTATTTATTACCCCCCCTATAGTCCCCCCCAAAGTAGAGCTGAAAGTAGAAGACAAAGTAGAAGAGCCTTCTCTACTTTCGTCTACTTTCATTTCTACTTTCTCTACTTTCTCTACTTTGGTGGTTTTTGCGTCTACTTTGCTCTCTACTTTCGTTTCTACTTTGCTCTCTACTTTCTCTTCCTCGTCCTCTGCTTTACGGGATGATTTAGCGGCTCTTGCCTTGGCTAAGCTCTCTTTAACTGACTGGCTTACATTGTAGTTGCGCTTCTTCGATGCGGCCTCCTCGCCCTGCTTTCGCTCTACGCCACCGATTGAGGAGAGGTGCGAGGTGAGGCGAGGAGAGTAGAACACCTCTACCCCATCTTCATCTACTTCTATCTCGAATAGCCCGTAGTCCTCGATAGTAGAGCGAACAACCTCTGCACGTGGTCGCTTTGGAAGGATGTTCGCCAGCCGCTTAGCGTTGTTTGGGTAGCTGTATCCGCTCTCGTCCTGCTGGGCGAGCTTTAAGAGTAGTGCGGTGTACACCCCCCATCCTGCCAGCCCGTGGTCTGCAGTCAGCGCTTCTATCTTAGCATCCTGCATAGCGAAGATGTCGAGAGGTATGTACTTATGCTTACACATATTCTGGGAGTGTAAAGTATGTAGTATTGAGTGTCCGCCCAGTGAGCAGTAGGCCATCGTGGTAGAGGTCTAGAAGGACTGGGCGTAGGGTATCAAAGTCGCAACCAACGACCGAGGACAACTGCTCTTTTAAGATTATAAGCGGTTGCCGTCTAGCGTCACTGCGATGTTGCAGATGTCGCTTGATCCTGTCGAGCACTTCGGAGCGGTCTAGCTTATGCATTCTCCTTAGTCTCCTTCGCCCTGCGCTTTCTCTCGGCTCGAAGTGTGAGTAGCCTATCCATCGTGCTATCCGCCATTCGTCTGTAGTAGGTCATCCGCTTGTTGTTCGCACACATTTTGGTGGTTATGAAGCTCAGCACCTTGTTGTGGTTGTGGATGTGTACGTCTAGCTCGAAGTCGTTTAGGATTGATAGGTCTATCTCACTAGGATATAGTCGAAGTCTTCCCATAGTCTTTATCTTTTGTGGTGGTTATCGTCGTGTCATCTTCTGCTCCCTGCGCAGGCACTCTGCGTAGGCTTCCACGTCAAGGATGAGCGTGAAACGTTCATCTTGGAGGAAGGCGCTAGGGTACTTTGCTATTCTGGAGTTAAGTGCGCCCCTCGACTTGATGCCGAGGAAGTCGAGCACCCTATCTCTCCCTGCTATGTATCTCTCGCTCTGCTTTGCGCTCTCGCTGTGCTTACTAAGTGCGTCGCACACTGCAGAGGAGATGAGCGCGGAGAGCTCTACTGGGTTAAGGATTACTGCGGTGTCCATTATATCCATCGTTTATTCATTTCAACCTCTCGCTCTATTTCGCCTATCAGCCCGTTCTCCTCGGGAGTGGGTAGGTACACCCCCACCTCCTTAGAAGCCCAGTCACGAAAGCGGTCTATTGCGGTGGTCATCTCTTTAGTGTCAAGCTCGGCACTGGAGCGCAGCACGTAGTATCGCCCGATACCCTTACCCTCTTTCTCTCGGAGGAAGATGTCTGCGTTCACATGGCGCTTGAAAAACTCCTGCTTGATGTACTCCATTCGCTCGCCATACTGGAGGGCGAAGTAGGAGAGTATCAGATGCAGGTAGCTGTTCTGCTTGAGAGTGCGCTTACCCCTCTTCTCGGTGAGCTCAACGAGCGCCCCTTGTCGATAGAGTAGGTTTCCTCGCTCTTTAAATTGCGCTCTGTCGAGCTCACGGGAGAGGTCGTATGTCATCGGAGTGTAATCTTTACGTAGCTCTTGCGGACTACCTTCTTAGCGTACTGCTCGGCAAGCTCGGGGTGCTCTTCCTTAAATCGCTTGCTGTCGAAGGTGGTACTCTCACTTTCAGCTACCAGCGTTAGTAAGAGGCTCTGCGTCTCGAGCTTCTTCAGTCCACTCTCTTCCATTCTCGCCTTGAGGATGTCGAGAGCCTCCTGCTTTTCTGCTTCGCGTCGGTCTATCTCTTTCTTCAGTGCGATAATCACCTCCTCCTGCTCGCTAATTCTCGCCAGAGCCTCCTCTTCGGGGCTTGTGAATTCCACGGGCTTGGGGGTAAATACCTCGCCATCTAGATAGGCTTGAATAACCTCTTCGATGTCGTCATCGCTCTTTCGCTCCACCTCCACTAGCTTCGCAGTGCTGCCTCGGAGCCAGATGCCGTAGAGCTTAGATGAGGGGCGCTCGAGGAAGATGTTCTGCTTCGTGAATAGGTAGTCGCAGAAGGAGAGCTGCCATGAGAGACTCTCTATATCGAGCTGGCTTGTGGTCTTGATGTCGTAGAGGTTGCCTTTGTCGTCGATGCAGTCAATCATCGTAGCTACCACCTCGTCGTCTGTCACGAGGTATTCGCTGTAAATCATCGTGATGCCTTCCCTCGCGAGTAGCTCGTGGTAGTTGCGTGCTTCCTCACTGGAGCTTTCGTTGATAGCTCCTTCCCCGAAGAGGTTTACGTCCTCGCATTCGTTGTGGATAGCCGTGCCACGCTCAGCCGCCTTTGCGAGTATCGCATCTGGGATGCCCTTATACTTGTCTGGGAAGAGTGCCTGCTTGAGTATCGACGTCACCCCAGAGAGCTGTCGCCCATCTGAGGTGGTGTATGTGTGGCTTTGCTCATCGAAGCGAACCGACGAGCGATGCAAGTCTAATGCGTTCATTTCTTGGCAGTCTTTTGTGCGAACACCGCCTTTAGCCTCGTCGCCTCGCCCTTTACAGAGCGGTCGTCCTGCATTTCCTTCGGGAGGCTTCGGAAGATATTCGCAAGTTCATCTAAGCTGCTTGCCTTTGCTAGCTCGTTAATAGCTCCCTCTACTTTGCTCTGGTAGTCGGGGCTTGTCGTCGCCTGCGGCGCCTGCGGTACTAGCTCGTGTGTGGTAGCGTCGGGGTCTTTGTCTTCATCGGTAGGAATGGTGAAGAGCTGGAAGAGGGCATACTTGAGAGCTATGCTCATCGCCTTGTTCATCCCCTTATCCCCGCTGTCCATCGCCTCGCCTACCACCAGAGTCGTCACGGAGGAGCCGTCGGAGGCGGTGAAGTGGTGGCGGATAGTGGCTCGGGTGTAGAGCAGAACGCCGTTGCGCGCTTGTCTCTCTGTTACCTCGTAGCTCACAACCTCGGGAACGATAACGATACCGCACTTAGCGAGTATCGGGTGCAGCCTGTTGTAGACGTCGTCTACGCCTCGGAACTTAAAGCCCTGCTGCTGGTTCGTGTTGCCCTTGGAGATAGCCCCGACAAGCTCATTAGCTTTGATAAGGGCTTCATAAATCTTGGGCGTCTTTGTTTCCGTGTCCATCTTGCGTCTGCGTTAGAGATTGTCGCCATGTGCTGGCGTGTTGCTAAATAGTTTGTCTACTTTGTGGCGCGCCTCGTCCTCTCGGAGTTGGCGCGCTAGTGCAATTCGCCACGGCTTGTCCTCTCGGAGTTGTCGAGCAGTATGTTTGTTCAAATAGAAACAATGCTAGAGTTGCTAGCCCTAGGGGGTGCGCCCGCTCTAAATTGCGGGCGTGATTGTCAACTTTTTCGGGGTGGCTTGTCTGTCCCAGATTTACCACCCCACTGTAAACACTAAATCAAACCCAATGAAGATTCATCTTTGTGGGCGGGGCGGCCTCTAAATTGACCGCCCCCGCCACGGATTGAAGAAAAGAACCTATCAGCTATTACTTGCCGTGGCGCTCAATGGCTCGCCACGTATATATCGAAGCCCCAAGCAGTGCAACGCCTGCGAGCTTCTTAATGATGAACTCCGAGGTGGAGAGGTCGGGGGTGAATGCTGCGTCTGTGTCGGAGACTATCAGAAGTCCCCCTAAGAAGCCGAGGAGGATAAGCCCGCCCGCTACCACATAGGCGAGGGCGGTTATCACTCTATCTGTCGTCATATCTGCTCGTTTCAGGTTCGTTGTCTTTATCGTTCTGTCATGTTGAGCCAGCGCTCTGTATCCGCTATCTCTCGGGCGTTGCGCTCGCTACGCTCTATCTCACGCTCTGCGTTGTAAAGCACCCCGCAGAAGTCGGTGCTATCGAACGGGGGGAAGTCCTTCACCCCTGCTCTGTTGTCATATTCGTAGGTCAGTTCAAACTCCCCTCCCGAAAGCTCTAGGGTGAGGATGAGTGTCGATTCATCAGAGAGCCGTGGGTCGTCTATTATGTAGATGCACTGCTCTGTGGTGTACCCGCCATAGTCTGCGATGGACTGGGTCATGTCGTAGACTACATCCTTGAGGAAGGATGGGCTCACCTCGCTGTAGGAAATGTCTTCTTCGTTGTACATAGTTGTCTTTGTTACGTTACTGGTGTCGTCAGGAGGCTTCCGAGCCTCGGGTGTTCCGTGCCTTCCACGGCTTCGCCCTGCGCACATTAGGTCGCAGGCTAACGACAATGGGTTAATCACGTGCAGGCCTTTCACCTGCAGATTATCTGTATTCGCCATTGTTTGTATCAAGAATGTCAAAGACCGCTCAGTAATGAGGGCTAAGCCCTCGGGGGTGCACAGCTTGTTAGCCCTTTAGGTAATTATATACCGTCGAGCGTGCGAGCTTGTATTTCACTCGTAGACTGTGCACGGCATCTTCTGTTCCCATACCTTCGTCTTTCATCTTCGCGAACGCTGCTCTGACTTTGTCAGCGCGCTCTGCGAGTATCTTAGACTTGGGCTTTAGGGCTCTTCGCTTTGCCATAGAGGTCTACTTGTTTTGTATTTCATTATCTTTGTCGGTGTCTATTCTTAGACCCGCTCTTGTTGTCCTCTCTTGGACTACACTACAAAGGTAAACCAATTTGGTTGACTTACCAAATCTTTGTCAGCCTTTTTGGGTGACTTATTCTACAAGACGCTGTAATACTGCACCTTATGAGTGAGAAAAATTTTTCTGCCCTTGCAGAATACTTCAAAAGCAAGGGCGTTACACAGAGTGCTATCGCCGAAAAGCTCGGAGTTAGCAAGGCCTATGTAAACTCTCTGATGACTGGAAAGAAGGCATTTGGCAAGGCGCAGGCGGCTAAGTGGAACGAAATGTTTGGTATATCCGCCTCGTGGCTTCTTACGGGGGAAGGGGATATGATCCCGCCTGTTGAGACAGATGCAAAAGATGCGATTAAATCACGCATAACCCAGTATATAGAGGCGACCAACTCGGCTGCCTCTGTACGTGACTTCCTGCTGAAGGCTGGATTGTCGGCTTCTTTTATCTCTGGTCTTAGCCGAGGTATCGGGCGTGACGCAAAAGAAAAGATACAGAGAACCTACACATCCCTAAATGTAGGGTGGCTTGACACAGGGGAAGGCGAGATGCTGAAGGCTGGCGCACCAGCCACACAGCCCACGCAGGAGAATAGCGCCCGCCCGCTCGTAAGCAGTGACCGAGACTGGGTGGACATCCCTCTCGTACCGCACAGAGCGCAGGCAGGAGCGTTGTCTGGCTTCGGTGACCCCTACTGGGAAGAAGATAAGCAGACGATGCCCGTACTAATAGATAAGCGACTGAAAGGGGATTACCTGCTCTTCGAAGTATCTGGCGACAGCATGGACGACGGGAGTAGCACCGCATTCCTCGATGGAGACATCCTACTCTGCCGAGTGCTACCTAAAAGTGATTGGCAGTTTGGTATAAAGAAGCGCGGGGAGACCTACTGCGTCGTGGCGACAGACGCCGAGGGCATAGTGCTCAAGGAGGTAGTGAACCACGACAAGGCTAACAATGAGATTACCTGCCACTCCCTCAACAGCCAGTATAAGGACTACTCAGTGAAGCTCGACGACGTGCAGGGCATCTTCTATGTCGAAGAGCTGGTAAAGCGAAAGTTCTAGACTATATATGTACGCGTACGCGCGTATAAAGCACTACATACGACCACTTTTAATAACTCTAAATACAACCATTATGAAGAAATTACTACTCTCGCTCGTGGCGGTCATTGCGATTGCTATCTCCTTTGCCTCGTGCAAGAAGGACAGCCCCACCCCCTCGAGCTTCTCAATGGAGCAGCTTTACGGAACGTGGCGCATCACGAAGGTAGAGCAGAAGGACGGCTCTATGCTTGACGTCACCAGCGCTATCGCACAGCTGGTGTTCCCCGCAACATACGCCACGTTCGACAAGGATGGCAAGTACCAAGGGAGAGGCTACTTCGGCAAAGGAGAAGGCACTTACAAGGTATCGGGAAATACCATCATCTGCTATATCGACGGAGCCGAGTACGCACGATACGAAGTACTCAGCATCAGCGGAGACACTGCCCTACTGAGAGCGAGCATCTCGGGAGAGAGCGTAAAGATTGAGTGCAAGAAGCAATAGCACCTACCACCCACAACCACGAAAAACCATATTGTTGGATCCAACGATATGGTTTTTCTTTATCCCAGTATATTATGCTACCTATCCGCCGCACGTGCCACTTCCTCCTAGACAAGCAGAAGGGGTGGAAGGCTTTACAAGTCCGCTACCGCATCCGCTATGGAGGCGGGTACATCACAAGCGTCTATGTTGGCTACCGAGTAGACCCCGACAAGTGGAGCACCGAGGCGGAACGATGCCTAAAGAACACC